AACTAGAACTACTTTTGATACTGTGTTAAGTAAAATTGCAAATATTAAATAATAACAAATTAAACACTAAAAAAGATGCCAACTACAACATCAATTACAACTACTTATGCTGGTGAATTTGCAGGTAAATATATTTCTGCTGCTTTATTATCAGCTGCTACTATCGAAAACGGTGGTATTGAAGTAAAACCAAACGTTAAATACAAAGAAGTAATTAAAAAAATTGCTACTGATGCTATCGTTAAAGATGCAACTTGTGACTTTACTGCTACTTCTACTGTAACTTTAACTGAGAAAATTTTACAACCTGAAGAATTTCAAGTAAACTTACAACTTTGTAAAAAAGATTTCCACTCAGATTGGGAAGCTGTACAAATGGGTTACTCTGCTTTTGATTCTTTGCCTCCATCATTTGCTGATTTCATTTTATCTCACGTTGCTGCTAAAGTTGCTGAGAAAACAGAACAAAACATCTGGAGAGGTGTTACTGCTAATGCAGGAGAATTTAACGGAATTGCTACTTTAGTTGCTTTAGATGCTGCTTTACCAACTGCACAAGAGGTTGCTGGTACTACAGTTACTGCTGCTAACGTAGTTGCTGAGTTAGGTAAAATTATTGATGCAGTTCCTGCTTCACTTTACGGAAAAGAAGATTTATATATCTATGTATCTCAAAATATTGCTAGAGCTTATGTAAGAGCTTTAGGTGGTTTTGGTGCTTCAGGTTTAGGTGCTAATGGTACTAACAATATGGGTACTCAATGGTGGAATAACGGATCACTTTCTTTTGATGGTGTAAAAATATTTGTTGCTAATGGTTTAGCTGCTAATACTGCTATTGCTACTTTGAAAAGTAATTTATTCTTTGGAACAGGTTTATTAAACGACCTTAACCAAGTTAAATTAATTGATATGGCAGATTTAGATGGATCTGAAAATGTAAGAGTAGTTGTACGTTTCACAGCAGGTGTACAATACGGAATTGTTGAGGATATCGTAACTTACGGAATCACTAACTCTGCTAACTAATAAATTAGCAAACTAACTTAAAAGGGTGGTGGAAAAAACACCATCCTTTTTTTTTATTAATAATCTTAAAAAATAAATTATGGCTTGTGATATTTCATTAGGTAGAATCGAACCTTGTAAAGATTCAGTAGGTGGATTGAAAGCTGTTTATTTCGTAAATTATGGTGATGCAACAGGGTACACTTATGATGCTACAAATACAGATGTTATTACAGATGTAGCAGGTACACCATCAGCTTATAAATACGATTTAAAAGGTGCTTCAACTTTCACGCAAAATATTAATAGTTCTAGAGAAAACGGAACTACTTTTTTTGAGCAAGTATTAGCTCTTACATTTAAAAAATTATCTATTGTAGATAACAAACAACTTAAACTTATGGCTTATGGTAGACCACAAGTAATTGTTGAAGATAACAATGGTAATTTCTTTTATGCAGGTTTAAAGCACGGAATGGATGTAACTGGTGGTACTATTGTAACAGGTGGTGCTATGGGAGATTTAAGTGGATATACTTTAACTCTTACAGGTATGGAGCCAGTACCAGCTAACTTCTTAGGGGATACTTTAGCAGGTGCAGGGTTTACTGTAGTTTCAGGATCTTAATATTTAACTATATTACTTTTAAAGGGTGGCTAATTGCTACCCTTTTTTAGTTATAACAAATTTGTAGTTTTTTAATTTTTAAAATAAAACAATGATAATACTAAAAGAACAGGAAGGGGTACAAACATTAAAACTAGCAATTAATGGATGCAGTGCTACTTCAATAGTTTTAGTAGATGAAGAAACTAGTTTAGAAACTGAAATTAATTGTGAGTTTTATATATCTGCTTACTATATGGAAATTAATGTAGTATTAGATGTAAAAGAAAATAAATACTATACAGTTAAAGTTAAAAATGATACTGAAGTAGTTTATACAGGTTTAGCTTTTTGTACAAACCAAGATATTGTAGATTATAGTATAAACAATAATGTTTACACAGAAAATACTACTAATAACGAATTTATAATTTATGAATAATATCCACATTTTAAATTTAAGTGCTTATACTTCACCTATAATAGAAGAAAGCAAGAATAAAGATTTTGTACAATATGGTGCAGATAACAACTATTTTCAATACTTAATTGATAGATTTCTTTACTCTAATACTAACCACGCTATTATTACAGGTGTAACTAATATGGTTTATGGTAAAGGTATTGCTGCTACCGATTCTAATAGAAAGCCTGATCAATATGCACAAATGATGTCCTTAATAAAAGGAGATTGTTTAAAAAGAGTAGCTTTAGAAAGAAAGCTTTTAGGTATGGCAGCTATGCAAGTAGTTTACTCAAAAGGTAAAGTTACTACTATAGACCACTTCCCTATGCAAACTTTAAGAGCTGAAAAATGCAACAATAAAGGAGAGATTGAAGCTTGGTACTACCACCACGATTGGAGCAAATATAGAAATGGCGATGTATTAAAACGTATTCCTGCTTTTGGTTTTGGTAACGGAAATGAAGTAGAACTTTATATAGTTAAGCCTTATATTAGTGGATATTATTATTATACTCCTATTGATTATTCAGGTGCTTTACCTTACGCTAAATTAGAAGAAGAAATTGCAGATTATTTAATTAATGATGTAATGAATGGCTTTAGTGGTACTAAAGTAATTAACTTTAATAATAATATACCACCTGAAGAAAAAAGACAAGAAATTGCAAACGATGTTAAGCGTAAATTAACAGGTGCTAAAGGAGATAAAGTAATTGTATCTTTTAACGCTTCACAAGAGAACAAAACTACTGTAGATGATATTCCTTTAAACGATGCTCCTGCTCACTACGAGTATTTATCTACTGAATGTTTTGAAAAGTTAATTGTAGGACATAGAGTTACTTCTCCAATGCTTTTAGGTATTAGAGATACAGGTGGTGGTTTAAGCAATAACGCAGATGAAATTGAAACAGCAACTAGATTATTTGATAATATTGTTATTAGACCTTACCAAATAGAAATTATAGATGCCTTAGATGTTATTTTAGCAGTTAATGGTATTTCGTTAAACTTATATTTTAAAACAATACAGCCTTTAGATTTTATCGATGTTAATACTACTAACGCTACAACTAATGAAGAAGAAACTGGGGTTAAAATGGCTGCAGTATGTTGTTCAAGTGATAAAGATACTTCTGTGGATCTAGCAGATGCTTTAACTGAAAAAGGTGAAGTATTAGGTGCTGAATGGGTTTTAATTGATGAAAGCGAAGTAGATTTAGAAGAAGAAGAAGAATTAGATGCAGAAATTAATTTTTTAAATAACAAAAGTAAAAAAGATAAAAATTTACTTTCGAAATTAGTTGATTTAGCTTCTACTATTACAGGTAGACCTAATGCAAGTTCTAACCAAGATGAAAATATAGATGGTATTCGTTTTATTACACGCTATAAATATAGTGGTGATGCAACAGGAGAAAGAGAGTTTTGTAAAAGAATGTTAGCAGCTGATAAACTTTACAGAAAGGAAGATATTAAACAAACTACTTCTAATGAAGTCAATCCTGGACAAGGTCACAATGGTAATAATTATGATTTATTTCTTTTTAAAGGTGGAGTAAATTGTAAGCATAAATGGTTAAGACAAACTTACGTTTCTTTTGAAAATGTAAAAATTGATGTAAATAACCCTAATGCTACTACTATTTCAACTAATAAAGCAGAAAAATATGGATATAGAGTAAGAAACCCAAAAGAAGTAGCTATGCGACCTTACGATATGCCTAATCACGGACACCACCCAAATTATAATAAATAGATATGGCTTACGCACTATTAATAAGTACAGAGGATATTAAAAAGTTTACTATTCTAAATGGTAATTTAGATGTAGACGATTTTATACAATATATAAAAATAGCACAGGATGTTACTATCCAAAATTATTTAGGTACTGATTTATACAATAAATTCCAGGATCTTATAATTTCAGGTGATATTAATGAAGCAGAGTTTTTAAGCTATAAAACGCTTTTAAACACTTATATTAAACCAATGCATATACACTGGAGTATGGTTTACTATTTACCATTTGCATCCTATACAATAGCCAATAAAGGTGTATTTAAACACACTTCAGAAAATGCTAATACTTTAGAGAAGTTAGAAATAGATTATTTAGTAGAAAAGGAAAGAGATATTGCAGAACATTACACTCAAAGGTTTATTGATTATATGTGTTTTCAGCAATCTGAATTCCCTGAGTATACTTCTAATTCAAATGAAGATATGAACCCTGATACAAATAATTTCTATGGAAGTTGGGTGCTTTAAAAAACAAAGAAAGAAAGTAGGTAATTATAAACCTAAAGAACAAAACAAAGAAAAACTACAAATATTCTTAACTAAGTTAGAAAAAAATGGGACTGAATTTTCAAAATATTAAAGGTGATACTTTCGAACAAGTAAATTTTGAAGTAAAAATAAACGATGTAGCAGTAGATTTAACTGATGCAGTTATTCGTATGCAACTTAGAAAAGAATATGGTGGTGTAATTGCTTTATCTTTAACTTCAGTTGCTAATGCTGGTATAACTATTACAACTCCTGCAAGTGGTTTGTTTAAAATAAATAAACAAGTTATAGATGTAGCACCTTATAATTACATTTACGATATTGAAATTCATTTTGATAACGGAGATATTAAAACTTGGGTTAGTGGTAACTTTCTAATTTTAGCAGATGTCACAAGATAACATAAATATAAACATACAGGAAACTAACGATATTATTAATATTGTAAGCTCGGAAACTACCGAAGTTATAGATATTAATGTAGGTGAAACTGTAGAAGAAGTTACTTTAAATATTACTGAAGAAATTATTCAGGTTAATATTAATAAAGTTACAGGTGGGGGTGGTGATCAAACTTTAGCTCAAACACTTGTTTTTGGTAACAATACAGATGGCACTGATATATTACTTAATAATGAAGATTCTTTATTATTAGAAAATACTTCTAGTTTAAAAAAAGGAACTTATAATTTTGGTGGTAATGGTGGTATTTCTCGTGTATGCTCAAATAATTATGAGGATATGTGGCAAAATGGTTTTAGACACGTATTTGACCAAAGCGGTTTTATAAGAAATTCAACTAATTGTTTTAATATAGTACCTGATGTTTCTTTTGATGTTACATTAAGATTTAAAATTGGTTCTATTTGGACTTTAGATGATGGTACTAATTACATTTGTACTGATGCTACTGAAGGTGCTGCAGTTTGGGAACTTTACAATGTAATACCTACAAATACAAGTGATTTAAATAACGATAGTAATTTTGTATCAGATGCTAGTTATGTACATACTGATAACAATTTTACTACTGCAGAACAAACTAAATTAGCAGGTATTGAAGCAGGTGCTGAAGTTAATGTAAATGCTGATTGGAACGCTACTAGTGGTGATGCTCAAATTTTAAATAAACCTACAATACCTTCTTTAACAGGATATGTGCCTTATACAGGAGCTACAACTAATGTAAATTTAGGAGAGTACGAAATAAAAGCAGGTCAAATTACATTTGATACTTCACCGACAGGAACTGCTGCAGTAGCTACTACAAGATGGAATGATACTATAGGAAGTGCAGAAACTACTTTAAAAGGTGGTAGTGTAATATTAAAAAATGGAGTTGATTTAGTTGCAAGAGTAGTTAATAAAGTAAGTCCTAACACAACTTTAACTAAAGCAGCATATCAAGTAGTTAGAGTTACTGGAGCTCAAGGTCAAAGATTAGCAGTTGATTTGGCTCAAGCAAATAATGATAATAATTCAGCTGATACTTTAGGAGTAGTTACTGAAACTATTGCTACAAATCAAGAGGGTTTTATTTTGACAGTAGGTCAAATTGAAAATATAAATACAACAGGTAGTTTGCAAGGTGAAACTTGGGCTGATGGTGATGTACTTTATTTAAGTCCAACTACAGCAGGTAAAATGACTAATGTAAAACCTACAGGTGCAACAGGTCATATTGTTGTTTTAGGATATGTAGAATATGCACACTCAAATCACGGTAAGATTTATGTAAAAATAATGAATGGGTGGGAATTAGATGAACTTCATAATGTATATATTTCAAGCGTTGCAGATAAACAATTATTGTCTTATGATAGTGCAACATCACTTTGGAAAAATAAGAGCGTTACAACGGCTGATATTGCAGATAGTACAAATAAGCGTTATGTTACAGATGCTAATTTAACTACAATAGGCAATCAATCAGGAACTAATACAGGTGATGAAACTACTGCTACAATAAAAACTAAATTAGGTGCAGCAACTACTTCGGTTGATGGTTATTTAACTTCTACTGATTGGAATACTTTTAATGGAAAGCAAAACGCTTTACTTGATATTGCATCAGTTCAAGACAATGGAATATATAGTACATTTATGAATGGTACTATTTGTTATTTTTTAGGAGGTGTTGGTGCTGCAACATTTAATAGTTTAAGAATAAGTAGTGCTACCATTTTATCAGGAAATTCTGCATATTTTGGAGCAAATGCTGTCCAATTTACAACAGCAGCAACTGCAGGAACTTTAGCTTTTCAAAGAGGTACACCTTTTTACCATTCAGGTAGAAGTTTATTTAGATTTCAACCAAATGTTATTTCTACTGATGCAAGGTATTTTGTAGGATTATCAAATTTATATCAAGTATCTAACCCAACAAATGTTGACCCTGCTTCATTAACTCAAACTATTGGAGTTGCAAAACTTTCAACTTCAACAAATTTATTTATAATTCATAATGACGGAAGTGGAGTTTGTACTACATTTGATTTAGGTGCAAATTATCCTGCTAATTCAAACCTATATTATTATGATATTAAAATTACAGGGGTTTATACAGGAGTAAGTGTTAGAAGAACAACAATATCAACAGGTGCTATTATAAGTACTGACTATACTGTTTCAAGTAATTTTCCAACAACCTCTATAAATCCTGCTTTATGGATAACAAATAATGCAACTGCTGCTGCAAATTCACTTTATCATTACGGAGCAATAGGATATAATACATATATTTAATATGAAATATTTTTTAACTAAAAACGGAGTTACAATAGATAAAAATAGGAATATAATTCCTATGGATGAATCTAATGCAATATATCAAAAATATTTAGATTTTCTTAAAGCAGATGGTACAGTTGAACAAACTGATTTGCTATCTGATTTTGAAATTGATTTAGCTAAAAATGAAGCTATTGACAAATTAAAAAAAGAATGCTACGATGAACTTGCTTTAACTGATTGGTATTTTGTAAGAAAAATGGATATAGGTATTGAAGTACCTGTTGAAGTTATAGAGCAACGAAATGAAATAAGAAAAAAATATAATGATTTAATAAATGAAAACCTATCTTAATTATTTTCTTACTGGTTTAGTATTATTTTTTGCACCTATTCAAGGATTGCTTATTGCAGTAGCGTTTGGGATAATGTTAGATACATTTACTGGTATCTTTAAGAGTATAAAGTTAAAAGGGTTGCAATCTATCCGATCTCGTACTTTATCTAATGTTATCTCTAAAATGCTATTATACCAAGTATCTATTATTAGTTTATATACTATTGACAAATACCTTTTAAATGAATTAGTAAACTTACACTTTAGCACTCAATTTTTATTTACAAAGTTAATAGCTATTATTTTAGTGTTTATTGAATTAGTTTCAATTAAAGAAAATATAGAAGAAGCTTTAAATGTAGATATTTGGAAAATGCTTAAAAACTTAATGAAAAGAGCTAAAGAAGTTAAAACCGATATAGATAGTTTAAAATGATAGTAACTAAAAATTTAACGCTAGAAGAATTAATACACTCTGATACTGCAAAAGCTAAAGGAATTGATAATAGCCCTACAAACGAGCATTTAAAAAGTTTAATTGAAATAGCTAATAATATCTTTCAACCTTTAAGAGATGCTATAGGTAAGCCAATTAGAATTTCAAGTGGTTATAGAAGTGAAAAGTTAAATAAAGC